GCAACCGGAAATTTAGCCATGCCCTGCGCAGGGTCGCCGTTGACGACCACCTCTGTGAGCATAGGGTTGGTCAAGATCAGCAGGTCGAGCATCCCGCCCCAGAACTTCCCGGCGTCATCAAATATGACAGGGCCGGAGCAGGGTTCTGTGATGGCGGAAGCCAAAGTAGGGAAATTAAAACCGCGAAGTTCAGGAAAGTCCAACCCGGACTTGGCTTGGGCTCGGAGAGACTCGGTGTGAGAGATGACTCGAGCCTGGCGGCGAACGTCGGGGTCAAGTCCTTGAAGGTAAGCCTTGGTGGCGGTGGTCTTGCCACAACCCCAGACGCCGAAGTAGGCCCGGATCTTCACAGTGCGGGAGCGCCCTTCCAGTTTGAAAAGGTCCAAAATGTTGTCGAGGGACTGGAGCACAGCCGGGTTTTGGAAGGCTTCAAGAACGCTGGGGTGTGCTTTGAGGTCAGACACAAGTCTGGCGGCTCGGCCAAGATCGGCAGTGTACGACAGCTCTTCCTCAACCAAAGGGACGGGAGGCAAGGCCAGGTCACGATAAGGGGCAAGGCGAGCTTCCAGAGATTGTTGAATGGCGACCCAATGGGACGGATTGGGTCGGACTGCAGTGGTGGCATTCTCTTTCCGCTGCGCCAAGTTGGCTCCAATGGGCTCCTCAGAGACTGAGTTGCCGGAGGCAGACATTGCAACATGGTCGGGAATGACTGGGGCGGCCCAATCCGAGGGCACCTTGACGCGAAAGCTCTTGCCCAGACGGAAGCGCTTCCAAATCGTGCTTGGCGGGGTGACCCCAATGGCCCTGTTGGCGGCGTTCTGGTTGTAATCGAAGAGGTCAGGCCAAGGGGCGGTGCGTTGCGTGGTGAAGTCGATGGAAAATCCCTCTTGGTTGTTGGGATCAATGGGCTGGCAAGAAAACGAGCCTAGGAGGGCAGCAACAATGTCGTTGCGATTGTTGGGCAGAGTCTTGTCTCCACAGAATGACACCAGCATGGGGGTGGCAGCAGGCACAGAATCGCTGGCGGACGCATTGAGAGCTGTCTGGAAGGCCGTGTCCCACTGAGGCCATATCCGACGGATAGTTCGAAGGACCCGAGAGAGGTTCGCCTGAGCGCCAGTGGCCTGAACAGGACCAGCGAGCTCAACATGACTTAGGCCAGAAATGACTGAATGGGACATCACCATGTGAATTGTTGGCCAGGAGGATTTAGTGGCGTGAACCACCGTGGTGGTGAGGCCGGTGAGGCTGATGCCAAAACCTGAGGCGGCTGCGAAATTCAGGATGTCAGCCTGGAAGACATTGCCGACGACGGGGTCGGAAGGATCCGGCCTGCGACCGGAAACTTCCATGAACCAACTGTACCACATGTGAG